TTTGTATGGGACGTATATATCGATGCAGGTATCTGGGTACGCGACTTCCGCGGAATCGTAAAGAATCCGGGTGTTGCCCTCAATATCTGATGAGAAAGGAGAATGAATATGTCAGCAGTATATCTTCAGAGAGGTGAAGCCCTCGATTACCCTAATGCATCTGGTGAAAAGATTGATGCAGGAACAGTCGTAGTTCTGACAGCCGGAAAGGCAGGAAGAATCGGTGTCATCGGCACCGATATCCCGGATGGCGAGGTCGGAAGCGTACACGTTGCGGGAGTATTTGAGATGCCTAAGTCAAGCTCCAATGCCCTCACACTCGGTGAGGCTGTTTACTGGGACGGTGACGGCATCACAGAGGCAGACAATAATGGTGAGGAAACACCAACCTACTACCCTGCAGCGGGATATGTTGCATCAGCTGCAGCAGCAGGTGACAGCACGGTCGCTGTCAAGATCGGATGAGCCTATGTTGATAGCGAAATCAACGATCTTTTATCATAACCATCAGTATCTTCCGGGGGATGAGCTCCCGGAAGACTCTGAGGAGAAGAGTAAGTGGATAGAATGTGATTCTGCATACGAGGTAAAAGAGCCGGTGAAAAAACCGCCTAAAGCCAAAAGAAGGTCCGCAAAGTCGGGACTGGAAGGAAAGGCGGCAGGAAATCTCGAATCTGACGATAACCTCGTAGGGCAGATACCGGACAATCCGGTAAGAAAGAGAAAGTAATGGGATTTAAGGAGCAGTTATTCAAAGATATCGGAAATGTGTTCATGAATCCTTCGGAATTCGGTGAAAACCACACCGTAGACGGAAAGATCATGAATGTCATCGTTGACAACGCTGAGATCATTGAGCGGTCAAAGAAGCAGGCAGACTCAGGACGAGTCCAGGGAATCTTCGAAAGACAGCTCCTTTTTTATGTCTCGAGAGCCGATATCGGGAAGCTCCCGGCCGTAGGAAGAATGATGGACTTCGACGGAAAGAAGTACCGCGTCGAGGATGCGGTTGACGAAGGAGCGGTCTACTCCATCACGTTAGGAGCTCTCACATCATGAGTGTAAATATCAGATTCAGCCTGAATGAAAGCGCTGTAAATGACGTTATTTCAAGGCTTAAAAATATATCCGGAAAGTCCGAGGAGTCTGTATTCAAGAAAGCCGTAAACGAAACAGCCAAGTATGCAAGACGGGAGCTTTCAAAAAAAGCAAAACGCGTGTACGCATCGCCTCAGTCTGATGGTATCTACGAAAGAGCCATCATCAAAAAAGCAACAGTAGGAGATCTCGGTGCAGAGGTTGATTTCGGAAACCAGCAAAGAGTGCCCAGCATCCTTAAGTTCCGGGCAGAACCGGAATCGACTCCTACAGTGTTCACGTCGCAAAATGTGAGAGTTAGGAAGATAGGAAACGGATACAGGTATCTGGGAAAGCAGAAGTCCTACAACGTCCGGTCATCTCAGTGGAGATCGGGCGGAATGACAGCCTATAGGGGAGCGTTTATCGCCACAATGGGATCCGGAAGAAAAGGAATGTTTATTCGTACCGGACAGAAAACGGCTAGTGGCAAGGATAAGCTCCGTCAGATTTTAGGTTCGACCGATAGAGCCATGGTCAGAAATGAAAAGGTTTATCCGGAAGTAGCACCAAAGATCAGCGAAAGGCTCAATGAGCAGGTGCAAAAGGCGCTTGCGAAGGCACTGGGAGGGCGATAAATGGAAATGAATACAAGAGGAAGGGTTCCGGCTTTCCTGCAGATGTCTCTGGCAGAAGAGATACGCAGGATAACAGCAGGAATGACCTTCAAGCAGCCAAGAAAGGCAGAAAGAATCCCTCTTCAGGTCTTTGAACAGGCTCTGCCGATTCCATCCGCAAGCAATGAAGCTGTAGAAGAGGAGTCCATAGCATATGTGGAGGAAGAGGCAGAGGAAGCTATATTCAAGTGTCCCTGGTGTGTAGTAAGGATTGATTCCGGTAGCATTCAAGGGCCGAATGCAAACGTAGAGGTGCTGGTGGGGATTGAATTCGGAATATTCGACGATGATCCCAAAAATCAGGGTCACTACGATGTTGAAAACCTCATATGGAAGGTCTATGAGCGCTTCGCAAAGGATCCTATCCTTGCAAAGCAATACACCTGCCAATGTGATTTTAAATTCGGACACCAGGATTCCGATACTAATCCCTATTATTTCGGCGCCATATCCATGACATTTGAGTATCCGGGAATACAGAGAGAAAGCGGAGGAATATATCTGTGAGTAAAAAAAGAACATCAGCTGCAGCAGCTGAAACAATAAATACAGCCCAGAACGAAGTCGAAGCCGTGATGTATATAGGCCCGTCTTTCAAGGGCGTAACAAGCAGGACGATATTCAGAAACGGCCTGACACCTCAGCTGGAGGAAGCAGTCGGCAAGACACCGGCAATCAAGCTTCTGATCGTCCCTATATCTAAGTTAGCAAAGGCACAGCTTGAGCTGGCAGATAAATCATCTGCAAGAGCGACCGCTTATGCCGTTGCACTAAAAGCATACACATAAAGGAGGAAGTAAGTTATGTCTTACAATCATAAGAATTCCACGAGAGAAGTCTCCACACAGCTGACCACTCCTGTCGTGGCAACGGCAGGTCTTCAGGTCGTAATCGGTACAGCTCCGGTAAATCTCGCAGAGAATCCAATGGCTGTGACAAACAAGCCAGTCATCGCATACAGCTTTACAGAGGCTTCAAAGCTTCTCGGCTATTCCGATGATTTTGCGGATTACACACTTTGCCAGTCAATGGATGCATCATTCAGAGTGTTTTCTGTCGCTCCGATCATCTTTATCAATGTACTTGATCCGACAACTCACACAAAGAGCTATACAGGCTCAGCCGTTGCCATTACAGACGGTGTGGCTACCATCAAGAGCAATGGCATCCTTCTCGATACACTTGCATTAGAGACTACAGCAGATCCGGCTGTGAAGCTCACTAAGGACGAGGACTATCTGGCATCTTTCGATTCCGAGGGAAATGTGCTTATCACAATCCTCGATACAGCCAAGACCACAGGACTTACAGCTGTAAATGTTACAGCAACACAGCTCGACCCGACAAAGGTAACAGCTGCAGACATCATCGGCGGATATGATGCTCTTACAGGCAAGGATTCAGGTCTCGAGGTTATCAGACAGATCTATCCTACACTTGGACTTGTTCCGGGTCTTATCCTCGCTCCGGGATGGTCACATATCCCGACTATAGCAGCCGCAATGAAAGCAAAGTGCGAGGATATCAACGGGCTTTTCACTTGCGAGTGCGTTATCGATATGAGCACTGTGACAACAAAGGTTTACACAGGACTCAAGACTGCAAAAGAAATTCTCGGAATAATCGACAAGCACGCAATCCTGCTCTGGCCAAAGCTTAAGCTCGGCGATAAGGTGTATTATTTTTCAGCGCTTTGGGCGCCAATGACAGCCTACTGTGATGCTGAGCATGGAGATGTGCCTTATAAGTCTCCATCAAATGAGCTCCTCAGCGTATCTGCAGCAGTCCTCGAAGATGGTACAGAGGTCATCCTTGATAACGACCAGGCAGCTCTTGTCAATTCCTACGGTATCGTTACCGCAATCAATGACCAGGGCTGGAAGGCATGGGGAAACAACACATCCATCTTTCCTACATCAACGGACCCGAAGGACAGATGGATCGCATGCCGCCGGATGATGTCATGGTATCGTAATCACTTTATCCTTACATACAAAAGTAAGGTTGACGACCCGATCAATCCAAGACTCGTCGAAGCATTAGTGGATTCCGAGAATCAGTATCTCAATTCCCTCTCTTCCTCAGGTTCAATCGCCGGAGGAGAGATCAGCTACAGCGAAGCTGACAATCCGCCTTCAAAGATCCTTAATGGAGAGGTGCACTTCGGAACAAAGATTGCATTCTACACACCTGCAGAGTGGATTGAGAATGTCATCGAGTTTGATCCTACACTGCTTCGTAACGCGCTAACAGGAGGTAATGAATAATGGCAAATAAGATCACAGCCTCAATGATCCCTGAGGTATTAAACAATTTCAAAGTTTACAACGGCGATGGAGATGAGTATCTCGGCATCACAGGTGAGATGTCCATGGCGGAGCTTAATGCAATTACGGCATCCATCAGCGGTGCCGGAATGTCAGGCACTTACGATGTCCCGGTAGTAGGTCATTATGACTCTATCTCGCAGGTGATCCCTTTCCGTGTGCTCGAAAAGAGCGCAGCATCGATCATGAACACCATGAAGGTGGCAAGACTCAATATCAGAGGAGCTATCCAGTGCACAGATAAGGGCACCGGAGTTTCCGAGATGGTGGGATTCAGATATGTCTGCGGTGGCAGATGCACATCATTCAATCCCGGCACAGCTCAGCCCGGACAGCCCATGAATAGCTCTGCAACCATCAATGCGACCTACATCCTTGTCGAGGTAGGCGGTGAGAAGATCATTGAGATCGACAAGCTTAACAATGTGTGCAGGATTGACGGTGTCGACCTGTTGGAGCAGGTAAGACGTCTCTGCTGATAAAGTGAGGTAAAAAGGTTATGAAAAAGAATGTTGAGAATACAGGCAAAGGAGTCGCTGAAAAGGCGGCTCCTTCGTCTTTAAATGAAGAGCAGAAAATCAAGGAGATGATGACATTTAAGTTATCAAAACCTTTTAAATATGACGGTGAGGAAATCACCGAGATAGATATGAGTGCAATGCTTGACCTATCAGCAGGCGATCTTGTGCAGATCGACAGAGAGATGTTGAGACTCGGATACACCGGGACAAGGTATGAGCTGACAAGACAGTATGCCATGCTGGTAGCGGCAAAATGCATGCATAAGCCGGGAGACTTCTGCGACAGAATGGATGCAAGAGACTCCATCAGGCTCAAAGAGTATGTAGTGACTTTTTTCTACGCCACAGTCTAAATCCGGGCGAATTAGACATCATAAGGCGGATAATCGCCCTGATATCTCTTAAGACAGGAACGTCTCTGCAATATCTTTACGACATGCCGATAGACGAGCTGGATGCGCTGACAAAGAGCATCCTTGATGTCAATAAGAGAAAGAAAAAGAAATAGTCAGTGAGGAGTTTGAGAAATGGCAGACAGTAAATATAAGCTTGCCCTGCAGATCGTCGGTATGGTGGACGCATCACTTGGCAAATCAGTTCAGTTGACAAAAAAACAGATGCGAGATCTTGCCAAAGCCGCAGCAGATGCATCGAATAAGACTGTATCAGTGTCAGAAGCATTTCAAAAAGCTTCTCCTGGCATTGATACTATGTGGGGAGGCCTGACAAAGGCAGCAGGCACAGCAATGCAGGCCATGGAAGCGGCAGCAGGACTCACATCTGTCGCAGGACTTGCGGCTATAAAGACAGGCTCAGAATTTGAGTCAGCCATGTCGTCATGGGCAGCCACGGCGTCGGCAACAGAAGCTCAGTTCGAACAGGCGAGACAGGCGGCTATGGAAATGGGAAGGAGCACATCAAAAACCGCCACAGAGTCCGCTAATGCCCTCGAATACATGGCATTGGCCGGATGGTCGGTAGAAGACTCGATTCAGGCTCTTCCTGACGTTCTGAGGCTTTCTGAAGCCACAGGGCTGGAACTTGCAAGGACTTCCGATCTCGTTACGGATTCAATGTCAGCGACGGGTGAAACCGTGGATGATCTCACAAGATTCTTAAATGTTGCGGCTCAGGCAAACAATAAATCAAATCAGACCGCCGAAATGCTCATGGAGGCATGGATAGGAGTCGGCGGTACCATGAAAAACCTCAATGTCCCGATAGAAGAATCTGCGACAGCCCTGGGAATACTCGCCAACAGAGGTATCAAGGGCTCGGAAGCAGGAACCGCGCTGAATGCCGTAATGGTCAATCTGACCACCGGATCAGGAAAAGCAGGAAAGATGATGGCCAAGCTGGGAATCTCAGCATTCAACAGTGACGGATCATTCAAGGGACTCAAGCAAACTCTCCTGGAAGTAAACGAAGCAGTGAGTGGAATGAGTGACGAAGAAAAGAACCTCGCACTTTCTGCTATTGGCGGAAAGCAGCATATCGATGCGCTGAATGACCTTTTATCAGGCTTGAACACCACAGCTGCAGACGGAAAGATAGAGTGGGATTCCCTTGCAGATGCTCTCGAGCATAGCGATGGTGCACTTGAAAAGATGGCGGCCAAGAAGATGGACAACCTCCAGGGCGACATGAAGATAGCCACATCGGCAATGGAAGACGACCTTATCCGCCTTTATGACACCTTCAAGGATCCTCTGAGGGAAGCAGTCCAGACAGGAACACAATATATCTATCAGTTTGGTGATTATCTCGAGAATACAGTATCAAAGGCTATCCCGACTGTAAGAAGAGAGCTCCTAGACGGCAAGGATGCACTCCTTGAATTTACGGATCCTCTTATCGCAACAGGTAAGTGGCTCATTGAAAACGGAGATAAGACTGCAGGTGTGATTGTAGGCATAGCTACAGCAATAACCACGCTGAAAGCCGCCAAAGAAGTTAACAGCGCATTAATGGGGCAGAATGGAATCATGGCTTTTGTCACAGCGATGGGATCAAATCCTGCCGCGATGGCGATAGGCGGGCTTACAGCCCTTGCAGGAGCTGTGGCAGGTATCTATACGGCCGAAAGAATAGCTGCAAAAAAAGCAGAAAAAGCGAACCTCGCAGAGCATTTTGGAAATATGACATTATCGCTCGAAGAACTTAATGAAGCGGCAAAAGATATCATTGGACGTGGAACTATCGAAGATCTCTCAAATGCAATGGAAGAGCTAGGGAAAGTTTCCGACATTTCCAAAAAATTGAAAGATAGCCAAAAGGTTATTGAAAAAATGACATGGAAAGTTAAATCGGGAATGACTCTCGATGAAACGGATAATGCCAATTTCGAAGCAGCTATAAAGTCACAGGTCAAAGAAAGTCTCGATCTTGTCGAGCAAGGGAGATTTACGGCCAAAGTGTCTGTAGATGCATTGTTCGGAGAGGGGAACGAGACTGGAAGCAAAATTATAGCGGGATTCGACGAACTTTACAATGGCATAAACGCTGAAGTATCAGCTCTTGGCGAGCAACTAGGTAAAGCATATAACGATGCGATGGAAGATGGAATTATCGATACTGATGAAGCCAAGATCATCGCTACATTGCAAAGTCAGCTTGCGAATATCACAAGTGAAGTGTCCATGGCTCAGTCACAGGCCAAACTCGACAGAATTAAACTTGAATTCTCAGGCAAAGAGCTTGATCCGGATACATTTAGAAATCTACAGCAGGCTGTAAATGAGCAGTCGCAAATACAGATCGAAAACGCCAGAAAAGCATACGAACTTATAAATATGAACCTTTCTATGGAAAAAGAGAAAGGTAATATTTCCGCAAAAGAATACGAATCTCAGATGCGGGCTAATAATGAGGGATTTCAGGCAAAGCTCGGTACGATAACCGAAAATGCTTTTACATTTTCGATGGACACCATAGAAGAGTCTTATCGCTCGGAAATTGAAGAATTTACAGGAAAGATACCGGGAATTCTTGATGAAGCTCTGCAAAAAATGCAAGGCGGAACGTTTGGACTTGATGCATTTTCGGGGACCGACCTTGTCAATTCATTCGGGGTGGATGAGTCCACCAAGGATGCAATCAGCACACTTCTCAAGGAGATGCAGCCTCAGATTGACGAGATGCGGAGCAAAGCTAAAGAACTAGAGGAAGCAGGAAAAGAAATTCCGGCATCACTACAGAAAGGCTTACAGGATGTTACCATGCTGGAAGCTTTAAGCGGTGACTTTGATGCAATGTATGAAGTGCTTGGAGAGTCTGCAGCAGACAATTCGGAGTACAAAAGTGCGATTGATACATTAACAGCACAGGGCGCGGAAATTCCTGCAACGCTCGGCAAGTCTATAGAGGATAACACAGCCAAAACTAAACGCTCAATCGAAATCTTTCGCGCTGAAGTGGCATCGAATCTTCAGACTGAATTCAGTAAGCCGCTTGATGTTGACGCAAGAGTCAATATCAATTTCAAGCCAATAAGCACATCCATCGGACTTGAAGCCGCAAAGAATTCAGCTGGAATCAAACACAATGCCGAAGGCTCCATCGTCAGAAGTCCCATCCTGTCATGGATAGGTGAAGGCGGAGACGATGAGGGAATCATCCCTATCAACAGATCACAGCGTGCAGCAGATCTCTATAACCAGGTAGGACAGGAGCTTGCGGCAGCAGGCAACACCGGGATAAACTCCAGTGCCAACGTGACATATGCTCCGGTCATAAACATTAGCGGAAATGCTGATGCCGAGATAGTCCAGCAGGCTGTTAAATCCGGATACAACGAATTCAAGCAGTACATGAGCAGGTTTATGCGTGATAGTGTAAGGCTCGGGTATTAAGGAGGTATAAATGGCAAAAGAGGCGTCAATATACATTACTATAGCCGGAGATACATGGGACAGCATCGCATATAAGGTATACGGCAACGAAGAATTCTGCGACAAGATCATGGACGCTAACAGAGACAGACTGGATATGTTTATATTTCCTGCAGGAATTGAATTGACAATCCCACACAGGGATACATTTACAGGATCCAATGTAAACACGGATTTTCCGGATTGGAGGAGTGTCTTAAATGGCTGAGTCAAGAAGGATAATTCCTCTCATTTATTATGACGGGAAAGAGATAGGTCTGACGGACAGGATCGAAAGCCTGGAATATACGGATAATGATCAGGGCAAGTCTGATGAGGTACAGCTCACATTTGCGGGCGGTGCCTCTCATTGGCTTCAGATGGGTACAGAGATCGAGAAAGAGCATAATCTGGAAGTGCTTATGACATTCACCCATTGGAACAGTCCGGGAAGCTTCGACAATTACCATGTGGGTAATTTTACCGTCGATGACATAAGCTTTTCGGGCCCTCCGAGCGTGGGAGTGGTAAAAGGCATATCGATTCCGGCATCATCAGGTTTTCAGACGGTCAAAAAGTCTCAGACCTGGAACAATGTATCGATAAAGCAGATTGCCATGGAGAAGATGGCAGAATACGGCATGACAGCCCTGTTTTACAACGCAGAGGAGATCATTCTCGAAGTAGTGGAACAAGCTGAACAGACGGATTCAGAGTTTTTATACGACCTCTGCAAGCAGCAGGGGCTTTTCATCAAGATTTATAAAGTCGGCTTCGTAATATTCGATAAAAAGATTTATGAGTCAAGAGGCGTGAAAACAACATTTCACCCGAAGGACATCGAATCATATACATGGAATTCTACCCTGGTCGGAACCTATACAGGAGCGACTATTGCATATACTAATACGGATGCGAAAAAGAACACTTCCGTAGCAAAAAAGGAAAAAGCGGCACAAAAGGCGGCCAACGCTCAATATAATGTCACCAATTCCTACAACGCCGGCAAGATCGAGGCGGCGGCTAACAACAAAATGATCACTGTTACGGTCGGAGAAGGACCGAGGATACTGCAGATAAATGAGCATTGCGAGAATGAGTATGAAGCAAGAGCGAAGGCGGTGGCAAAGCTTAACGAGGAAAACGAGAAAGCTGTGACCATTGAATTCACCACCATACTCAACTCCGATGCTTATTTATTTGCAACAAACAACTTCCAGATCGAAGGAATGGGCAGAATGAACGGTAAATATTTCTGCACATCCGTGACACATTCTTTTACAGGATCCGGACATCAAATGACAGTAAAGGGATACAAGATATTTAACAGACTGTAAGGAGGGGAACATGAAACAGGGCTCAGAAGTGAGAATCGGATATATATCCTCATACAATGCAGGGACAGGTAAAGCAAAAGTGTTCTATCCTGACAGACTTGGCCAGGTCACGCAGGAAATGAGCATCTTTGCACCATTTGGGATATCTCAGATACCGATGCCGGATGATCAGGTGCTTGTGCTCCATCTGTCAAACGGACAGGAAGCAGGATTGATTATCGGAAAGACAGTCGGGACAGGTGCCGCGATTGCCGCAGCAGGCGGAGACATTACCATAGCCGGGACAGCCGGGAGCATCACACTGTCCGATCTCATAAAGATAAAAAATAAGGTACTGTGAGGTGAAGGATGAAGATTGGAAACTGGGGAAGCGGACTTAAGTTCCAGACGTCCGATAGCAGGGTGCTGACATTCCAGCGCATGACGAGAAGCTTGTCGGTAAATACAAATAAGCACAAAGTTCTGGGAGGTAAAAAGCCGAGGCTTGAATTCGTGGGTCCTGATCTGCAGACTGTATCGTTTACGATGGAGCTGAACGCTCTGTTGTGCAAGCGCCCGAAAAAGGTAGAAGAAACACTTTTCCAAAGGGCTTCAAACGGAAACCACTATCCGCTTGTAATAGGCGGCCGTGTGATCCTGAAGCAGGCCATCATAACGAAGATATCATCGGCTTATGATGTTGTACTTAAAAAAGGAGAAATCTACTCAATGAAGATAGATGTGACCATGAGTGAATACAACTAAGGAGGGGATATGCAATTCAATTTCATTTCAGAGCAGGAATCTGAAGAGATAAACGATATATTGTGGTGTCTCCGGAATTTGTTCAGCGTGCCGGAGGGCTCGATGCCACTCGCAAGAGGGCTGGGGCTTAAATGGTCAGTGCTTTCGGATGTGCCGGAAGACCTTGAAAACGATTTTGCAACAGATCTGGTCGAAAAGGTGCAGACGTTCGAACCGAGAGTCGAAGTCCTTAATGTGGAATTTACCCATGATACTGACAACGGAGCGGCTACGTGCAACGTGGAAATACATCTTGTAGATAGCGAGACAGAGGAGGAAGAGGAAAATGAGTAGTTCGAATTTGGCATCGATAGACGAATATCCTGATGTGTCGTTTATCGATAACCTCACCATGCAGACGCTGGAAGACAACATGGTCAAGTGGTTTATGGATAAGCGTAAAGAGCTTACCGGAAAGAGCATAACGCTGGGGGAAGCTGATGATCGCAGACTCATGTTAAAAGCAGGGGCTTATTACATATACCAGGCTTTTATGTGCACTGATAACGCAGGAAAAATGGGACTGCTTAAGTATGCGACAGGCAGTTATCTGGATAATCTCGGAGCTCTTAAAGGTGTATCAAGATTAAGGGCAGCAGGGGCAACCACCACTCTAAGGTATTCGCTGAGCGCGGCAAGAGAATCAGCTACAGGAATACCTGCAGGCAGCAGGGCCACATCCGGAGACGGTGTGTACTTTGCAACAGATGAGTATGCGGAGATACCCGCAGGAAGCTTATATGTTGACGTGCAGGCGACCTGTGAGACACCGGGAACATCCGGAAATGTTTACGGAGTAGGTGAGATCAGTAAGATGGTCGTCGGAATACCGTTTATTAATACGGTGGAGAACATCACAAAGCCAGAGAAAGGGCGAGACATTGAAACGGATGATGAGCTAAGGGAGCGGATATACCTCGCTCCGGAAAGCTATACGTCGGCTGGCTCTAAGGGTGCCTACGAATATTACGTAAGAGAATATGATCCGACCATAAAGGATGTTTACATCACATCACCAAGCGCGAGGGTAGTGGAGATCAGATGTATCCTGGCTGACGGAGCCATACCTGAAACTGAGTACATCAATGGTCTTACGGATTATCTCAACCAGGATGATGTGAAGATGCTTACAGATCATGTGGTGGTAGAAGCTCCTGAGACAGTGAGCTATAGCCTTAACTTTACTTACTACATTAATCAGTCCGACAGAGCAAAGGCGGAAACGATACAGGCTGCAGTAAATAAGGCAGTTGACGCTTATAAAAAATGGCAGTGCACAAAGATAGGCAGAGACATTAATCCGGATTACCTTGTGCAGCTCGTGAAGGAAGCCGGGGCTAAACGTGTGGTGATCACATCACCAGCTTTTACTATCATTCCTGTTGACTCCGTAGCGGCGATAAGTTCGCAGACTGTGACATACGGAGGGCTTGAAAATGATTAAATACGAGGACGGGGAATTTCTCGATCTGCTTCCTTCATTTTTTAAAGAAAAAGAGGACTTTGCGGCGATATCTTATGCATTCAAGATGGCTATAGCGTCGCTCATCATGGGACAGAAAGAGACAAAGCTTTATGCAGATATAGATAAGGTTCCGGAAGACATCCTGGACCTTATGGCACTGGAGAGCAAGGCTCCATACTACTCCGAGGATTTACCGATAGAGCAGAAAAGGGAACTTGTTAAAAACGCTATCCTGTGGCGTGAAAAAGCCGGAACAAAAAGCGCTGTCCAGGATCTTATCAGGACGCTTTTCGGAGTAGGCGAGGTTATTGAGTGGTATGACTTTGAAGGAGGACCGGGAACACCCGGAGAATTCGATATCATTACATCTGCTCCGCTGACACCGGAGCTTTTTTCAAAATTTACACAGATCATCGATCAGGTCAAAAACGAATCCTCCCATCTCAGGAGGATCCAGACTGCCCGCGAGATCGATGGAAATCTCTACCTCGGTACCGGAGTGATCGCATCACCTAGATATGTGATCACTCAGCTGATAAGCGATCAGGTAGATATAAATGGAAATGCTCTCGGAGCTGCCGCAAATACCGGCACACCTCGAGTAATCATAATATAAAAAAGGAGGACAGACATGGAATTTAATCCATCAGTTATCACCGAAGAGGGTCAGGCGCTGATAGCAGCAGCTCTGGCCGGAGACATTAACATCGTGTTCACGAAGATCGTGACGGGTGACGGGATACATACCCCGGATGAAGATCTTTCAAAACTCACAGAACTCACAAGTCCGAAGCAGGAGTTTCCTCTGACTGCGAAAGAAATTTTAAACAGCAGCACAATCCACCTGAAGTACATCGTTTCGAATGTAAATCCGGACGGCACACCGCTTACGGTAGGCTATTATATCCGGGAACTGGGGCTCTATGCGAAATCAGACCAGGAAGGGGCAGAAGAGATACTTTATGCTGTGGCTACAGCGGTGGATGGATCAGCTGACTGGCTTCCGCCTTACAACGAGTTGCAACCGTCCACTATCACGATGGACTGGTATACGGCTGTAGGAAATGCGGCCAGCGTTACTTTGGAGACGCCAAACAGGACATACATTTACGATGACAGTACTACAGACAAGTACGTCATCGGCATAAACAACGGACTTTTATATTACGAGGAGGTTAATGAATGAGCAGAGTATATATAGCAGACAAGGAGACATTAGACCAGGTAAATACAAAGGTCTCGGCAATCCTTGCCATTGAGCAGGATGAGGACGTTTATGGATTTATTGATCACATGGATGTGCTTTCACCTGATAACGGAATTGAATACATCGGTCTCAATAAGAACTTTAGTCCTTTATCAGTAACCATGGGCGGGGGTTTTTCTTTAGGCGACTGGGCTAATTTCCCTCTCCTTGTTAATAACAAGCCTTACATGGTAAAGAGTGATGGAAATGCAGATTATCAGCTCTCGGAAACCGACTACACAAAGAAAGCAGACGGAGAAACAGCTTCCGATGTAGCGAATGCATCCTATGACGGAGGCGCTTTCTCGTGGCTGCAGAAGATCTACAAGAAGGAATACATAATCGGTTCTGACAGATACGTTAAGTTTTCGCTGACTCCAAGAGATGGATACAAAGCAGTCGGATTTATCGATGATGGCAACAGAGAGCTTGAAGGTGTTTGGATCCCGATGTTCTACGGATACATAGATGGCAATTCGAAGATGCATAGCATTTCCGGAACACAGCCGGCACATACTAATCAGACATCAGCGGAAAAGACAGCCATTGATAACTTTGGCTCCCGTGCGAAGTTCTTCGGAGGTCCTATCGTTGAGACTATTCAGGATCTTCTCATCCTTTGGGGCAAAACAAGAGATGTCCAGGCTAAATACGGATATGGAAACTGTGAAGGTTATGATGAAACGATTCCTACTACAAAGGGAGTAAAAGCTAATGCTGTAGTTGGCGGCGGCCAGTTCTATGGAACAGATGACCGTAAGAGCCTTAATAAGATACTGCATTCGCTGGTTTTGGGCTCTTACAACATATGGCAGAGAGATCCGTACACAGTATGTGTAAACGGAAGAGTTAAAGTGTCAAAGAATTACGCATATGACCTTACTGGAGCTGCATATACAGATACCGGAGTTCAGTATCCGAACTCCGACGGAGGATATCCTCATAAATATGCTTCGATTGATGGATTTGGAGCAGTGCCGGTTTATCCGTTCAAGGGGTCTACTGCCACAGGTGGCTGCGACAGACTATGGGTAAACCACACGATCACGGCGGTCGCCCTTCGGTTCGGCGCTTGCGGCTACGGT